GGTTTTTTGGGGGTAATAGCTGGGAAATGGTTGAAATGACAGGTGGTTTAATGCTAGCTTCTTTTATGGATCTTTGTTTTATGGTGGTTGGATTTTACGCTATACCAAGTAAAAGAAGATGAAGTTATTGAATTTGTTTTTTATTGTTTTTGTTTTGTGTTCGTGTTCTGTTGCCACTCGCACAACATCCATCGAGAATCCAAAGCCTGTAGATTTTTCTGAATCAGGTTTTTCTAAATTAGATTTAAATAAAGACGGTCAAATATCCAAGAGTGAATATATAGCCCCCGAAGAAACAACAAATTTATGGGGACCAATCGTTTCATTTTCTTGCATAGCTGCTGGAATATTATGTTCTTGTGTTTTATTGAATCGTGTATTAAATAATAATGAATGATTTTGCATTAGTTCTTGCGTCAATAGTATCTGCCGTGGGCGGAATTATTGGAATGTGGGTGAAGAGTAAATTGGATTATAAGAAAAGTAATAGCGTTGAAAAGGTTGCTGCGTCTGGGGTTAATATTTATGAGGCCCTCGACTATGTACTCTCCGAAACAAAATGCTCGAGAGCGTATGTTTTTGAGTTCCATAATGGTGAACATTTCTTCTCTGGTAGGGGTCAGCAAAAGTTCAGTTGCACCTATGAATTTGTGAAGCCTGGCGTTAGCGCGGAAGCGCTAAATTCACAAAATCATAGAATATCCAACTATAATCATTATATACATGAATTAATTTCCGAAGAAAAATTCGAATATATAGATATCGATAAAATTCCTGATGAAGCATTTAAAGCATTATTGGGGTCAAGGGGAGTGTGCTCAATTTATAATGTACCTATAAAGACATTAAATGGTAAAATTATAGGAATACTAGGAATAGATTATACATTCAATATCGAAGAGTTTGATTTCGGGCAAGAACATCCTGATGTAGCGAAATTTATGCGTAGACAAGCGAGAATTATAAGTGGTTATTTGATATAATCTTTTATATGATTATAATAAAGTACTATGGCATTTTCCTATTGTCCGCACTGCGGCTTTAAAAACTTATATTCTATACGCGCACCAAAATTTTGCGGTGGATGCGGAGAGTCTATGCAGGGCTCTCGCGGATCAGCAGTTAAAAAATTAAATCCATCAATCAAAAACGACAAAAGAGAATTTGAGGATGATCCAGATGGATCTGATGTTTTTCATGTCCCAGAACTAACTTCTTTAGCTTATTCGATTGAGCATGAACAGAACAAATTTGCCCTCAAGGATATGGTACCCCTTCCAGAACCTAAAGATTCTGCAGATAAACCAAAAGTCAAAAAAACAAGGCGACGTGGAAGACCCAAAAAAGCATAATTTCCAATACGAGGATAAAGCGCAGGAAATTGATCAAGAAATAAAAAAGCGGAGAGGGAAATGGTTTCTAGACTCTTTGGCATGGTTCGATTTCGAGGACGTAGAGCAGATAATAAAGGCTCATATACATAAGAAATGGCATCAGTGGGATCAAAGCCGCTCGTTAAAGCCATGGATAAATAAGATTATTACTAATCAAATGAAAAATATATTGCGAAATAATTATAGCAACTTTGTGAGGCCCTGTTTAAATTGTCCATTTAATCAATCTTGTACAGCTAAAGATGGAGCCTCAGGGTCTTTATGTGGATTTACAAAATCAGGACTTCAAGACTCTTCTTGTCCGTTGTATGCAAAATGGGAAAAGACAAAAAAGTCGGCATACGATATTAAAATGGCTCTAGCATTAGAAAATCATTGTCACGAAGTTGGGGGAATGGAAGATCATGGCTTCGATATAATGGACGCTCAAGAAAAGCTAAATCAGTTTATGAAAAAAGAATTGTCTCAAAAACAATATATGGTATATGAATTACTTTATGTTAAGCATGAAGAAGAGGAAAAGGTTGCAAAGATCATGGGTTATAAAACCTCAGAAAAAGGAAGAAAGGCGGGTTATAAGCAAATAAAAAACCTAAAGAAAGTCTTTAAGCAAAAAGCTCAATCTATACTCGAAAAAGAAGATATAATATCTGTTAAAGGAGGTTTGTCGTGGAGTTAACGGAAGAACAAAAGCAAATTTTAATTGATAATTCTTCCAAGATATCTGATCTTGCAGCTCTTACAGAGCTCGTTTTTCCTGAAAAAAAAGGTTTGGACGGAAGGACAAAGGAGGGTAGGGCTGTTAGGGCTTTTTTGCTAAGTTCGAAAATATCTTACGATACAAAACATTGTCATCCCAAAGAGGATATTATTCTTGATAAAGATCAAGGGGTTTTTGTTGAGCAATATTCTAAAGAAGGGATGAACGCTTTTCAAATAGCATCCTTATTGTTTCCTGATTCAACGATAACTGGCACGAGCAAGCAATATGTTGCAGTTTTAAACTTCATCGAAAACAATACTGGCTTGACAGTTCATCCATCGGAGGACGCGGTTAATAAAAAATACAACCCGCCAAAAACAGAGGCCAGAATACTTAAGAAAATAAATGATTGCTACATCAAAGGTATTGATGAAAAAAAATTGAGCATATCCGATAGAAAAAGCATCGAGTCGCTTGGTTATTTTTTGGCATCTCCAAGATTTATACAAGTCATCAATAATTATGACTCCCAAGCAGATCGAGATCTTTTTGAGGCCGAGTTTGTTCGGGCGACTTGGGACAAGCCTGATTTAACTAGCGACGAAATCAATCTTTATATCAATGTTTGCATGGACTATATCCATTTGAAAAACATTCAAGGGGCGATCAATAAGTTAAATCGAATGTTTGATGATACTGAAGATCAGCAAGATTTAACCGTAAGACTCGCAGAGCTGCTAAAGACAAAGAGCGAAGAATACAATCAGTGCGAAAAAAGAATGGAGTCACTTATTCAAAAGCTCCAAGGGGATCGCTCCAAAAGGATTTCAAGCCAACAAAGGCAAAATGCTAGCATACTTGCATTGGTCCAACTTTTCCAAGAAGAGGAGGAAAGAAAAGTGATGGTTAAAATTGCAGAATTGCAAAAAAAGGCTGCCAAAAAAGAAGCAGACAACCTAGAGTCCATGCCAGACTGGAAAGCTCGAGTACTAGGGATATCCAAAGAGGATATAATTTAATGTTGCAAAAATGAGCTCCTGCAAAATATGTGGCAAGAATTTTGATTCTGACAGAAGCTTGCATGGCCATCTCAAGAGTCATGGTTTGACTATGGCAGAATATTATACTAAATATTTTCCAAGAAAAAATTTACTTACTGGAGAACCTCTTCCATTTAAAAATAAAGATGATTATTTCTCGAGAGACTTTTCTAATAGAACTCAACTGATAAAATGGTGCAATACAGAAAGAGAAGATAAGGTCAAAGATTACATTTTAAAATTGTTATCAAACAGAATAGAACTAAAAGGCCTTTCGGTTGGTCCGTGCCATTTAGAACTAAAAATTAACAGTTTGCCCACTGTAGAAATTTATCAGAAGTTTTTTGGGTCATATACTACGGCTTGCAGGGAGTTAAATGTTGAACCAATGTTTGGAGATCGGCTTCCTGAAGATTTTCAAATGAGTGACGCAAGCGAGCTTGAAATATTTATTGATACAAGAGAGCAGCAGCCGTTAAATTTTGCAAAGTCAGAGTCTTTAAAGCTGGACTTCGGAGATTATGCAGTTGGTGGAGATAATTACAACTATACATATGTTGACAGGAAAAGCGAGCAGGATTTCAAGTCAACTCTAAGCAAAAACAGTCTCGAGAGGTTTCGCAATGAGCTCCAAAGGGCCAAGGATTTTGATAGTTATTTATTCATTGTTACCGAAAGTAGTCTCGATCAGATAGCAAAAAATAATCGCTGGGGCGCACATAAATCAAATTTAAAATACATTTATCATAATATGAGAGAGCTTAGTCACGAGTTTAATAAAAATTGTCAATTTATTTTTACAGGAAGCAGAGAAAGGTCAGAAGAGCTAATACCTAAAATTTTATTAATGGGTAAAAAATTATGGAATGTAGATCTGCAGCATTATATAGATGGGGGAATAATTTAATATGGCGTGGGAACAAGGTAATCAATTGTCGAGAAAAGAATCGGAGGATTTGAACTCAAAAATTTTATCCATAGAGGGGTATATCGAGGAAAGAGAGGCAAAAGTTTTGCTTTATCAGTTTCTGAGGGAAAATATTACTTTTACTGCAGATTTAGTTTCTGGAGTCAAGCTTTTTCCATTTCAACATATGGCAATTAAGGCGATGTTTGAAACCGATTATTTTATGGGCGTATGGAGTCGGGGAATGAGTAAATCATTTACAACTGCAATATACGCATATCTTGATGCGATACTCAACCAAGGAGTGGAGATTGGTATCTTATCTAAATCCTTTCGTCAGGCGAAAATGATTTTTAAAAAAATAGAGGATATTGCCTCAAAGCCTCAGGCTCATTATTTAAGCCAATGCATTTCTCATAAATCAAAAAACAATGACGAGTGGCTACTGGAAATTGGTAGCTCAAAAATTAGAGCGTTGCCTTTGGGTGATGGGGAAAAGCTGCGTGGATTTAGGTTTCATAGAATCATTATTGACGAGTTTGCGCTTATGCCAGAAAGAATATATAATGAGGTTATCATACCGTTCTTGAGTGTGGTAGAAAACCCAACACAAAGAGAAGAGCTTTATAATGTAGAAACAGATCTAATTAAGCAAGGAAAGATGAAAGAATCTGAGCGTCATATCTGGCCAAACAATAAATTGATAGCCCTATCATCTGCAAGTTATAAATTTGAATATATGTACAAAGCTTACGAGCAATTTGAAGATTTGATTATGACAGGAGGAACAAAGAAGTCTGATGCCCACAGGGTGATTATGCAATTTAGTTATGACTGCGCCCCAAAACAGCTATACGACCAAAATCTGATCAATCAAGCTAAATCGACTATGAGTCAAAGCCAGTTCGATAGGGAATTTGGTGCAGTATTTACTGATGATAGCTCAGGCTATTTTAAGACATCCAAGATGGCAGAGTGCACATTAAAAGATGGCGAAATGCCGTGCGTTCAGGTAAAAGGAGAAATTAAAGAAAAATACATCCTTGCATTTGACCCGAGTTGGGCAGAGAGTGAAAGTAGTGATGATTTCGCAATGCTACTAATACAATTGAACGACTCAAAGAAAATTGGCACCGTAGTACATAGTTACGCTTTGTCTGGAGCAAATCTTAAGCAACATATTTTTTACTTTGATTATTTATTAAGCAATTTTAATATTGTAGCTATCATTGGAGACTACAATGGTGGTGTGCAATTCATTAATGCTGTAAATGAAAGCAGTTTATTCAAAAAGAAAAATAAAGAAATAAAGTGCTTAAACACAAACTTTGATGATATTGAGCATTACCAAGAAAGATTGTCCGAGGGCAAAAGAGAATACAATATTGATAATCAAACTATTTGCTATTTAAGGAAGCCAACCAGTCAATGGATTCGAAGGGCAAACGAATTGTTGCAATCGAACTTTGATCACAAAAGAATATTATTTGCTTCAAGGGCTATAGACGACAACTATAACGAGCAAAGAAGAAAGAAGATTCCAATAAATCAAATTAAATTCCTGAGAACTTCTCAAAGTATGAGCCAAACAGATCAAGCAAAAATGATTGATTTTGTGGAGCATCAATTTGATATGTTAAATTTAGTAAAAAGTCAATGTTCGTTAATACAGATCACTTCTTCTGCCGCAGGAACTCAAAGTTTTGATCTGCCATCAAATCTAAGAAGGCAAACCGGGCCAGATAAAGCAAGAAAAGATTCTTATTCGGCTTTAGTTTTGGGCAATTGGATGGTTAAGCTCTATTATGATATGCTTGAGGCAAAGGATGAGTCAACATT